AGCCAGACATGAAGGATATACGGAAAAGGAAATAAAGAATGCAAAATATGTATACGGAGAAGAAGAAAGCAGTTTTAATAAGCACTTAAAATGATGGACGATCTGCCAAAAGCCAACTGGAAAGTAAACCAACTGATTAGACACCGAGAAACCGGACATCCTTATTTAGTTTTACATACCTCGAATTATTACACGAGCATTGTAGACTTAATGATCGACCCGCCCCTGGCTCAAATGCTTACACTCTTACCCAGACACTACGATGAGTACGCACTAGATAGTGATATCAAACTAAAAAAAAACGAGAGGAAGGAACTTGAAGATATGAGAATGGTATTTAGTTATAGACAATGCTTTATATGATTTACTTTTTAATTACAATTATTAGTCTCTTAATAGGATATTTTTTGGGAAGCAAAAAACCAAACATCAACGATCTTTATACGCTGACGACAGATATATCAGATAAATTTAAGGATGTAATAAGGCCATCGATCCCTACAGGAGCAATCAAACCCAAGACTGCATTAGATGAATTTGAACACAATAGACCAAACAAAGAAAAGGAAGGGATGCAAGCAATGAAAGACACATTAGATAATACTGAGTTAAAGGATTTAGCCGATAAAGTTAAAAAACAAAATGAAAGAATCTGAACTAGGATTTATGCCTCAAATTACATCTCAATTAATGATGAAAAAGGTAGTTGATAACATCTATGTTGATAATAGTTTTATATGGGAGAAGCCAGTTAAATTCTGGTATAGACCTCGGTTCACAATTAAGATTCCATATCTCTACATAGATGGTGAATTTGATGGAGATCGTAAGGGTTTATTCTTCGGTTGGTATCCGATTAGAATAGGAAAACGTAAAGTAATAAATGAAAACTACCGAAAGGAAATGGAGAAATATAGGAAACAAAAAGGATTGATTTATTTTGTTAGAGAGGGAGACATGAAATTCAAATGAAAGACTTTGAAGATAGGCTAGAATATTTTAGAGATTTATTCGGTCTTACCAACTGGAAGATAGGAGTTATATATCAAGAGAATGATGTAGCCGGAGAGAACTTAGTGGGTGGACTTGATTCACAAAGGAGTGCAAAGACTTTAGCAAACCCAACTTATAATCAAGCTACAATTACAGTCTATCCACAACTTATCGACAAAAAAGAATTGTGGGATGAGACTATAATTCACGAACTTATCCACATAGTAATGGCCGGATTAGATTTTTACACGGATAATGTGGTTGAAGACAAAGACCAACAAGTATTATTTGTGAATAGAGAAAATGCAGTAAGTCAATTAACGAGTATAATGGTAAGGATACTAAAATGAAAACACAACGTTGTCTAAATTTAGAAGAAAGCGGAATAAAAGGAAAACTATTGGTTTCAGTAAAAGAATTTACCCCATTTTTGGATGAGCTTTGGAAGGTGGCTCAAAAAGAAGCATTAAAATTAGGTAAACTAACTAAAAGAGTACGACCTATATACTCAAATGGAAAGGAGATGAGTTAAATGTTTAAAAAATCAATGAAAAAAGAAGAAAAGAATGAAAAGAAACACGGCAAACGTGAAGAGATGAAAGAACGCAAAGCAAAGAAAGGAAAGAAATGACCGATGCACTTCGAATAGATGATCCAACAACTTTAAAGCAAAGGAAGTGGATAAGGGTTTATATTGATACAGGTAACGCTACAGAAGCAGCCATGCAGGTATATGACTGTAAAAATAGAGATGTTGCTAAATCAATAGGCTCGGAGAACCTTACTAAACTTGACTATTCATACTTTTTAGAAGAAGCGGGTATAACCGATAAACTATTACAAGAAAAGATAATGGAGGGACTCGATGCTACTCGAACTGTTAGTGCAGTTAAGACATCAAGGAATGCAACAGCAGATAGTACGGACTTTGTAGATGTGCCTGATTTTCTGACAAGACATAAATATTTAGAGACAGCACTTAAACTTAAAAAGCGGTTACTTGATAAAATGAATAATGAGGATGATCTACCAGATTTAAGATTCGACCTATATGGAAATACCATTATCAACGTTAATCCAACCCCAACCGAAACAAAGTGAAGCGTTAAATATTCTCTTTAATCCTAAATGTAAATATCTACTTTATGGCGGGGCTATGTCCGGAGGGAAAAGTTACTTCTTAAGATGGGCTGCATTTTCATATACTTATTGGTTATATAGAGAAAAAGGAATTAAAAACGCTCCAGTTGGTCTCTTCAGTGAGGATTATCCAACACTTAAAGATAGACAAATTAGTAGAATTGAAAGAGAGTTCCCTAGTTGGTTGGGTGAACTCAAAGACGATCAAATAGGCGGGTTATCATTCAAACTTAAAAAGAAATATGGAGGTGGGAGGATATTGCTTCGTAACCTAGATGATCCAAGTAAATATATGAGTACGGAGTTTGCAGGAGAGTTTGTAGATGAACTTACAAGAGACCCCGAGCAAACATTTTTAGACCTTAGAAACCGCTTGCGTTATCCTGGTGTAGATGAGGTTAAATTTGTAGCTGCAAGTAATCCTGGAGGTGTGGGACATGGTTGGGTCAAGAAATACTTCATTGATAAAACATCGGATGACAGTGAGCAAGATCGTTTCTTCTATATTCACGCTAACGCCTATGATAATAAATACATCTCACTTGAGTATATTAAGCAGTTGGAGAGTTTGCCACCACAACAACGCAAAGCTTACCTAGAGGGTTCGTGGGATATATTCGCTGGGCAATACTTTGTGGAGATCAATGCTAAGCACAAGATTCAACCTTTTGTACCCAGTTATTCACCTATTGTCGGAGGTATGGATTGGGGACGTGCTAACCCTTTTGCATTTTATCTATCTATTATAGAGAAGATTGAGTGGAGAGACGAGAAGAATGAAACCGCACCTTTCTACCGAGTTAAGACATTCTTTGAGGTATATGGTAAAGAGAAGAACCCCGCAGATTGGAGCGAGATAATCAAAGACCAATTATTAAAACGATACAATATGACGCTGTCTGATCTGGTTGAAATTGGTGCATGGGTGAGGTGCGACTCAATGATATTCGCTAAGGGTGATGATAATTCAAAGAGTATATTCGATCAGTTCAAGGATGCTGACAGTAGATGGGGATTTATATTAAAGCCGGCAATCAAAGGCCCGGACTCACGTGTCAGAGGCTGGCAGAATATGCACACTTGGCTCTCACTGGCCCCTGACGGTTTACCTTATTGGCAGTGGACTACTAATTGTGAAGCATTAGACCGTACGCTACCCCAACTTATACATGATGAGAATAATATTGAGGATGTAGAGAGTTCACGTAAGGGCGGGATTGACGACGATAGTGGAGACAGCTGTAGATATATGCTTCAACACATAACCTTCTTAGACGGCTTTACAGGACAGTTAAAGAGCAAGAGTAGTGAACAACCTCTTACAAGAGAACAACGACACTTCCATGTATGGAATGAGGAGGCGAGCAAAGGACTTGACCCTGACAAATTCTTACCCAAGAAAAGCACTCTGCTATAGAAAACTCACATGATATATGATAAAATGTATTATGGTTTGCTTAGAGTGCAGTGCCCCAGTCTTTAATAAGAAAAGACAATTATGTAAGAGACATTATAGCAAATTTATTCGTCACCAACATCCATATTCAACGTGGAGTGAAAGGATGAGAACATCCACCTTAAGAAGAAATAGGGAATGGATGGCTCGACATGGGGAATATAATACCGCACGTATGAAAAAGTATCGTCATACTAAGAAGGGAAAGGAGGCGGTTTTAAGAGCTGTTAAAAAATACGAAGCTAAACACCCCCGAAGAAAGAGGGCGTGGGGAAGGGCACAGTGGAAAAAACCAGTTTTGAGGCCGTGTATAGTTTGTGGAAAACTACCAACACATAGACATCATCCGAATGTCAATCTACCAGATGAAGTAATATTCTTGTGCCCACAACACCACAAAGATGTCCACAATGGTAAAATATATGTGTGAGAATTATAATTCATTCTGTCCCAACCGAACTACTGATACAAACCGTATCCATAGCAAAAGACAAAGATAACCCCGATAATTCGTGTTTATTTAGATGTTTCAGATGCGGTACACCCGTTAGTAGAATACCCGGATTGGTAGTAAGTATCGTCCCCGGACTCGTTCCAACTTATGATGTTCCCGTAATTCATGCGTGTTATCAATG